ACGCCTCCTGGGGGGGGGGGGTGGGGGGGGGGCGTGGGGCGGGTACGTGGGGCGCACCCCGCCCTGCATCGGCGGTTGGGCTGGGTGCGCTTTCTAGGTCGTCGGCGAGTGGGGCCCATCGGACCGGAGGACCGAGACCGAGGGGTGCCGAGCATTGCGCAAGGAGTTGCTGCTGCCCGGGGGCGTCGACTGCGACCAGGTGGCCGGCGCCCGAGGAGACTCCAACTCAGCAGGCCGGCGAGGCATCGCCTCCAGCGTCAATGAGCTGATGAATCGGGCAGTCGCTCGCGAGCTCGGCAGGAGTCGCAGCCCTTGCCCGCTTCGTCCACCGTACAAGGGGCCGGGCAGCGTCAAGGCACGCGCTCGCATCATGTCCTCGGCGTGCATCGAGGGGCGGCTCTACGTTCACCAGGACTGCCAACGGCTCATCCACACCTTCCGTCACTGGATGGGCGGTGAGAAGCTGAAGCACCCATTCGACGCCGCAGGCTATATCTGCGAGCATTGGCTTTCTCCGGTCACACGAGCCGGCGCCCCTTACACACTGGTGAGATGATGAGCAGCTACGACGACCAGGACCGCGAGACCTACGACCGACGCGAGGAGCAGCTGCTACGCGAGCGGATGCTGGATGGTCGCCATGAAAACGACATAATTTCAGAAATTATGAAGGACTACGCTCCAGAAATCGCCATGGAGCTGACTTTGAACCCCGATTTATCGGAGAATACCTTTAGAATGGTGCTCTCTCAGCTTGCGGTGTCCTACGACGAGGCGCCCATGGTCAGCGCCGAGGATGTGGAGGACTTCGACGCCATCATCACGCCCTCCATCTGGCCGAAGATGCAGCAGCGCGATCTCATCACCAGAGGGTTGCGTGAGTGCTTCGTCCGTCTGGACTGGCCGAGCTCCGACAGCGCAGTGCAGGAGGTTCGCTACCGCGTCATCGCGCCAGGTCACATCGTCAAGTGCATCGCCCTCGAGGGGCAGCCCGACCGGCCTGGATGTCTGACCGAGCGACGGATGCGGACGCGACTCGACGAGGCTGGCAAGCCCATCCGCGTGGAGACCTTTGAGACCTGGGACATCACCCGAGACGAGCCGGTGTTCATGATCGAGGAGCTCGACGAGCGCGGTGACCGTGTCGACCGAACAGGGCTCTACCTGGAAAGCGACGAGTACCCGTACCGAGACGACGAGGGTGCGCCCATCTTCCCTTACGTGATGTACCACGCACAGATGCAGGACCGACTCTGGGACTACAAAGCGGGCATCGAGTTGGTACGTGGCACGCTGCGCCTCGCTGTCGGCTTCACCGCCTGGTGGGACGCATATTCCAACTCTGCGAATCCCCAACGAGTCGCAATAGATTTGGAGCTGCCCGCCGGTCAGACTCAGACGCTCGCCCAGTCGCGCAACGTCGAGACCATCACCGCAGGGCCGAAGACCATCCTGAAGTTCTCCAGTCAGCGAGACGGTGCTGGACGCATCGACACGTATCCGCCGGGCCTCTCGCCGATGGAGGGTATTAACGCTCTTCGAGCCTACGCCGAGCGCCTCGCTGTGTTCGCTGGCCTCAACCCCGGCGACCTGGTGGCAAGCGGCAGCGCGCAGTCGGGCATCTCCATCATCGTCAGCCGAGACGGACAGCGCCGAGCACAGCAGAAGTCTGAGCCCGTCAACCGGCTCGGAGACCAGCAGCTCCTCGCCATCGCGGCACGGCTCGCCAACGCCTACGGAGGCCAGAGCCTACCCACCGACGAGCGCGCCTACACCATCGAGTATGCGCAGATGGGCCTCTCCGAGACCGAGCGCAAGACCTTGATTGAGAACCTCGACCGCGAGGCCGGCCTCGGTCTGGTGTCCCGCGTGACCATGGTCCGCGAGTTGCACCCAGGACTCGACAGCGACGAGGCCGCGCTTGCCTTCCTCGTCGCGCAGAAGCAGCACGAGAACATGCTGGCCGATGCCCTCGGCGAGCTGGAGGTCGAGGAGCAGGGCGAGGCCGATGTCGACGGCGCCCTGATGGAGATTGCCGCAGCACGCGAGATGATTCGCTCCGGCTCGGTTGACCGTGCGGCTCTCGACGAGGCGCTGCTTGCCATCGTTGCCGAGCTCGGCGGCGACGATGACCAGCCCGACCTCGACGACGGCGAGGAGTAGATGGCCGAGTCATACCGACCACCCGCAGCAGTCGCCAGCGCAGCCAGGCGCGCGCTCGACATCCGCGCCAAGCTGCCCCCTTCGAGGAAGGCCGGGACACCGGTCGGCATCCGTCGGGCCAGCCAGCTCGCCAACCGTGAGGCGGTATCGGTCGACACCATCAAGCGCATGGTCAGCTTCTTTGCTCGCCATGGTGCATCACCCGGAAGCGCCGAAGCACGACGCGACCAGAACAGCAAAGCGGCACAGGCCTGGGGATTGTGGGGCGGAAACGCCGGACGTTCCTGGGCTCGCCGAATCCTACGACAGCAGGAGCCCCAATCATGAGCGACGAGCAGAAAGAGCACACGGAGATGAGCGCCCTCAAGGCGTCCATGCGAGCCGTCACCGAGGAGCGCAACCGACTGCGCGCCGAGGTCAACACCTGGAAGGAGCAGGGTGCCACATGGGAGGCCAGCACCAAGACGCTGACCGAGCAGGTGAGCAAGCTCCAGGGTGAGCTCACCAGCACGAAGAGCCACCACGAGCAGGACCTCCAACTCTCCGGCCTGGGCATCACCAGCAAGCGGGGCCGGCGAGCCATCCGTCGAGAGTACAGCGATGCACTGGCCGACCTCGGCGAAGGTGCAGAGGCGCCAGCGTTCGGCGCGTTCGTCGACGAGCTCAAGACCGACCCGCTTTATGGTCGGTGGTTCTCCACAGATGCGGAGAAGCCTGCGGAGAAGCCAGCCGAGGCGGCACCAGCAGCCAAGGCTCGACGGAAGCCGGCCGCCAACCCCAACGCTGGAGCGGCACAGCCCAAGGCACCCGCCGGCAACATCACCGCCGAGTCATACAGCACGCTGCGCGCCAAGCATGGCCGCAAGGCTGGACGGGTTGCCCTTGAACTGTTGCGGAAACAGGGCGTGGTCAAGTGAATGACTAGGTGATTGTTTCCAAATCGGATACAATGCACCTTGCATGGCTCCTTCGGTCGTCGGCCCGATAGCCCGACACGCAAGCCCAGCGACAAGGGCGGGCCAGCGACCAACCAGACCGAAGGATTTAAACCATGTCCGTGATCACCACCAGTGACCTCACCACGAACGGAGGCCTCGTCGCCTCCGTCCTCTCCGACCTCGTGCTCGAGCAGCTGTACGACCCGACAGACCTCACCGCGCTGATGGCCCGCATCCCCTGGAGCCCCAGCGGCTCCAAGACCCTCGACGTGACCCAGGACGCCATCCCCGGCGCCTACGCTTCGCAGGGTGAGACCGGTGCTGGCATCGCTGACAGCGCCTACACCACCAGCGAGTTCTCGCTGACCCCCGCCCTGTACGCTCGCCAGTACAGCATCACCGACCTGGTCCCCGTCGCTGGCTCGGTCATCGATGTCGAGCGCGTCGCTGCCAACCTCGTCGCAGGCGTCGGTCTCACCATGACCGACCTCCTCTGCGCGCTCTTCGGCGGCCTGAGCAACAGCGTCGGCACCTCTGGCGTCGACCTCAGCGTCTCCGACTTTTACGACGCCATGTACCAGCTCAACAGCAGCAACGTCTCCGGCCCGACTTTTGCCGCAGTCCTCCACCCGACCCAGATCAACGACCTGCTCTCCAGCCTCCGCGCTGAGGCCGGCGCTGTGCAGTTCATCGACGCGACCGCCGAGATGCTCGCCAGCAAGGGTCCGGGCTTCAAGGGCCGTTGGCTCAACGTCGACATCTTCCAGAGCGACTCTGTTGGCACGGCGAACGCTGGTGCAGACCGCGCCGGTGCGATGTTCGGCCAGGGCGCGTTCGCGTACACCATGGCTGACCCCCGCGTCATCCAGGGTCACATCCCGTCCGACAACATCCTGATGGCCAACGAGCTGATGCTCCTCGAGCTGTCCCGCGATGCTTCCAACTTCAAGTCTGCCCTCATCGGTCAGATCTACCCCGCAGTCGTCGAGGCCGAGGACGCCCGAGGCGTCAAGATCGTCACCGACGCGTAAACACCCAGCCAAGAGAGCCCCATGAAGACCACCCGCACGCTGAAAGGACCGAAGCGCCAGGCGCCGGTTACCGGATTCGACCCCAACCTCCTGCCGGTCAATGGCAAGGTGCGCCCTGCTGCGCCCTTCGTCTATGTCCACTACGCCGGGGCATGGGAGTTCCACAGCACTCAGGGATGGCTTCCTCAGCTCTCCAAGCTGGTCGCGATGCCGGGCGTCAATGGCGTCGACGAGCGCCTCGACCTTCGCCGCGCCATCCAGGGCGCCGTCTCCAAGGGTGGTGTCTACATCAACCCCAAGGACCGGCGGCTCCTCCTGGATGGCGAGGAGGAGGACGAGGCGCTGTACTTCGACTACGCCCGGTTCTACGACTGCACAGACGGCCGCAAGTGGTGGGTCACGGTTGGACAAGAGCCGACCGTCACCCGCTCTGGCCGCATCCTGTGGAACGCTGACGACGCCTCCGAGGTCTTCGCAGCGTTCCGCGCCCATCTCCGCGACGCAGGCATCATCGAGCCGATGCATGACCTCGTGTTCCGCGAGAAGATGGACAGCCAGCGCGCACGCATCGACAACCTCCGAGGCCGCGCNNCGCAAGCGGAGCAAGGCATGAGCGAGACCAAGGGAGCACGCGAGACCATCGACCGGATGACTCGCAACATCGTCAAGAGCAGCAATGGACAGGTCACCCCCGACCAGGCCAAACGCATCGCCCGAGACGCTGCCCTCCGCTCAGACCGCAAGAAGAAACGATAACTCCGCGAGCAATCGCGGCTCTCCACCCTGACATCAGGAGCACATCATGGCTATCAAAACCGTCCGCATGCCCGGTCTCGTCGAGGTCTCAGACCCCGGAGATACTGGAGCCATCACCATCCCCGATCACCACAACATGGTGTGCATCCTCACCAGTGCAGGCGTCGAGGCCCGAGGTCTTCCCATCCCCCGCTTTGTCGGTCAGACCTGTGTGCTCTCCG